CCCCAATGGTAGCAGGGAGGCTCCATCCGGCCAACAAGCCGAACAAAGAACGGAACATAAGGCAATTGTTCCTACCTCACACAATCGTGAGAAGAGTAGCACACATACATACAACAACAATAAACACAAACACAACAAAAAATACACAAAATCACACACACAGAGGAGTGGTAAGAAGGCGAGATTGAAGAGAGTGAATGATGAAGAGAAAAGAAAGTATGAGAAGAAGGGTAAGATTAGTAAAAATGACAGAAAATCCGATGCCAAGGTCAGCAAGATAGTAGAGAACACATTGAGAACTAAACACAGTGATATAATTTCATCCCTCGAAGGGATGGGAGAGGTAGGGGAGGCAATCGCCCTTCTCTTCCTTACACTGGTTGTCTTAGGTTTTGATGCCACGAAGGTGGACAGGAAAAGCCTGTTGAGGTCTCTAACTAGAACTACTGAGGTATGGGCTTCACGCACGGGTTGTACCTGGATTAAAATGATCAAATGGAAGAGGGACGCCTACTTTGCTTCGCAAAAGGGTCAACCACTTCCAAAGAAACCATTTATCGAGGATGACAACGCCACCAAGTTGCTCGGTGGGGCGTGTGGAAAGTTTGTGGATTATCTGAAGAAACATGATGAAGAGAAATTTGACATTTGGCTCATTACAGTCCAGAATGGTTGGGGCAAAGGTTGTCCTTTACCTGATGAGCAAATGAAGAAAGACGAACTGACTGCAACTTTTGAGGTTTTAACCACACCTGCAAGTCCCGAAGAGGTCAAAGTCAATAATGGCTTCGATCGTCGAGACCCCCATGGTTGGTCAAAGCTCTCTGAGTTAGAAGAGGGATGGTTGGAGAAATTGCGAGAGATCCGTAGTCCGTGGCACATCATTCCGGAGTGGGACTGGGGTGTGAGCAAGGAGGAAGTCTGGGATTCCCAGCGCTCCGAGCCCTACACACCCAAGCCCATCTGGGATTGGACGAGCCTCACGGAAAAGGATATGATTGCTCAGCTAAGACGCACTGTCTTCGAGATTTTCGAAGAGGACGGGGCCCTGACGCTCAAAGAGCAACTGCAATTATTCATGTTTTCCACTTCTGCCGCATATCACACAACTCGATCGGAGGCTGGGCCTCTAGGTGAGATCCTCAACGATGAGGAACTCATGCGCGGACTGCGCACGATCGGTGGTTGCCTTGATTTGGTGGCTAAGCAGACAGTTACGAGAGTGAATAAAGGAATGGATGAGGAAGGTAATCTCTTTACGGAAATCGTCCAGTTAACCAGCGATTTACCCGAGAGCCCTGTCGACGAGGGGGCCGAGACTGAGATTACATTCAAGAAGAGGAAAGAATTAAGGAGAAGATTCGCAGAATTGTGGAAAAGATTGTTGATCAAGGCCGAGTCAGAACCGAACGAAGTTCGGCTTGTCGCCCTGGCGGAGGCACTGAAGGTGCGGATCATATCCGCTTCAGGAGCCGCTCGATCAACAGTGCTCAAGAATATCCAGGTTTGGATGCACAGTCGAATGCGGAAGCATCCACTCTTCAGACTGATTGGTGAGACCA